CTCTACCACCAGCAGTTCCTATTTGATTGACTGCATCATATCCAGCTGCTCCAGACTCATATTTTGCAAGAACTTGCAATGCTTTTTGTTGAGTTTCAGTCAGACTACTGCCTGATGGAGTCTCAGCTGCTGGTGGTTTCTTTTGTCCTCCACCAAATAATTTGGTTAAGAAGTTTCCACTAGGTTTAGATTTTTCTGTCCCTTCTTTATTTCTTCCACCAGGTTCTTCAGATGGTTCTATACCAGGACCACCACCGCTTGAATATCCAAATGCACCATTTGACATAAGACTTGGAATACCTGTGCCACCACCAGATGCATTCATAGATCTCATTGTATCTGTACCATATTTTGCAACTGCCCCCCTACTCATCACAAACTCACCTGGAGTGAGCATTGCAGGAACCGTATCTTTATTTCCAGATCCAGGGACTCTACCACCCTTAGACATTTTTACAGGTTCTTCTTCCTTTAAACTTTCTGTTGCTGTTGTTTGTGCTGCTTTGAACTCTGCTTCTTGTTTTTGTTCTGGAGTTTGCTCTTCTTCAGGTGTTTCTTCACTACCATCAACTTCTGTACCCGTTAATATTCTTGCACCCAACATTCCAACACCACCAGCAACTGCTAATGCTGCTGCTGCCTTTGGATTCCGTGATACAAATCTAAGTAATTTTGGTACAGCAAATTTAATAATTTTAACTGCCCAACCACCAATGGTTCTAATTAAACCACCAAACTTAGTTCCAAATAATAAGTATGCTCCAACAATAGCAGGCCAAAAGTCCTTGAAAAATCTGATAAGGTTATCAATCTTCTCTTTATTTTCTGGATCACCCATCCACTTAAGGATCTTAAATACAACTCTACCTAGTATGACAGTTTTTATAAAATCAAAGATTTGTGTAAACAATCCCTTTACTGGTGCAAGAACTTTTTCAGTTGTTTTTTTCAGACCTTTGAAGATACCAGACTCTAACTTTTTTTCTCCCTTTGATCTTTTTGTTCTTTCTGCCGTTATCTTATCTTTATTTGATTGTTTTACATCAAGTTCATTTTTCTTAATTAGAGTATCACGAATTGATGTGACAATCTTTAATATTTCCTCAAGTATATTACTACCCTCTTGAGGAACTGCTTTACTTATATTTTCTGATTTTACTAACTCCCCCGCTGGTCTTTTGACCAAAGCACCACCGCCAGTTCCTCCTCCTGGTAATGATCTTATTTTTTTATCTACAGATACAGATTGTTTTTTCTTTAAAACTTTTTCAACAAAATTTTCAAATCCTATCTTATCGTTTCTCTTTTTAAATCCTTCTTTTCTTTCAGTAGGAGATAATTTTTCACCATCTATGGTTCCTTCAGCAGTAAGTTCATCAACATACTGCTGGTATCTTTCACCTAAAAACTTAGAACCGAATTTACTAGATGGCATTTCTTTGCTTTTGCTTTAATTCCTCTTCCTCAAGATGCTGTTGCAATAATGCAACATAGATGTCTCGTTCCCAAGGCATCAAGTTTTCAATCTCAGTTAATGAATATTTATGATACTGAATCAAGGCAAAGTTAAGTTTATAGTAGTTCTCCAGATCCATATGGATCAGGGCTATGCGAAAAAACCCGCTAATCCCTCAATTACAACAGTATTTTCTTTTTTTGTTTTGGGATTTTTTACCTTAATTGAATGGGATAATTTAGGCATCGACTCAAAGAACTTCTCAATCTCCTTAAACTGAGAAGAATTCATCTGTTCTAAGAACTCAACAATTTCTTTCTTTGTACAATCCTCAGTTGCCCATACCTCATCTTCAGTATAAATTTTATCAATGCATGTCGAGATCAAATCAAAAGATTGCTCCATTGCATTACCATCTTCAAAGTCAAAATTATTTTTAATAAATTGTTCAAGAGAAGGATACTTCATCTCCATCATGATAGTATCATCTAACTTAATTTTATTCGTGTGCTCCTCATTTTTTTGAACTTGAATATCGTCCAGGTTAATTGTAATAGGAACTTGAGTTACTCCATCATCAGGACATGTCACATTAACTTCAATCTCCTCACCGACTGACTTACCTCTAATGTTTAAAAACAAGAACTCAATATCAAAGGTTGGAAGAGTTTCCACTTTGATACCCTTAGTTTGAATACAATTCTTAATTACATTCTTGATAGCATTTGTAATTTGCTTTGTATCTTCACTCTCTAAAGCAATCACAAGAACCTTCTCCTCTTTTACAAGGAATGGTCTGTATTGAATTGTGTCACCTGTAGATGGCAATTCAAGTTCATATACCGGTGTGGCAATCTTTGGTAAAGGCATAATGTCTTATAGAGTTTCAGTGATTTTATTTAGATGGGTTATCAAACAAGGTTTGATCCAAACCCTGCAGAGAATGGAATACTCCCTGCTCCTATATCATTAAAGTTAATGCCATTGGGAGTATCTAATTGTGGTATATTTACATCCAAGTTAAGATTTGGATCAAAGAAAAATTTATTATTTTGTTGTGCTTGTTCTGGAACTGTAGGTGGTGGTGTATTTTTAGTGGGATTAATTCCTCTACCAAGATAGTACCTAATATAACTCATTGATACGGATACTTTTAATAATGAAGATGCCTCGTAGGTGAGCGGCATTGAACTAACAGAAAGTGGGAAGGCTCTCACGAAATTATAAGTCAAAGAATTTTGATAATTTCTTTCAAACTTTGTCACCTTCAATCCTTGATCCATAATATAATCATTTGGATATCTTGCTCTGTAATGATATGCCCTTGATGCAATATTTGGTTCTTGCTCATTTAATGGATCTCCACCCTGAAGACCACCTTGATCTTCATTCATAATAAATGATATCCATCTCTCAAAAAATCTAATTGACATATACCTTTCTGCATCAACATAGAATGTAAGATCAATTCTATCATCAAACTGTCTTCTATATGCATGTTTCTCAGTCACACCTGTGCGGTCATTATTATTCTCAAGAGTTGCTAATTGAGATCCGGGAAGACTTGCTTCACTGCAGGATAAATTAAAAGACCTTTGGTTAACACCAAGAAGTGATCTCAATGCGGAAGGAAAAGGAACCTCAACATCAAAGTGTGATGTTAAAGCAGGATTTAATAATGATGATTTAATCTCGGCAATTGTTTTAGATTTACCAAGTCTATCGGTGAGTGCCATCTATAAATAGTTTTTACCTTATATATTATGTATGGCAGAAAGTATCAAGAGTAAATACCGACCGTCATATCCCAGCAAATATAAAGGTGATTATACAAATATTATATGTCGAAGTAGTTGGGAGCGCAAGTTTTGTCGTTGGTGTGATCTAAATGAAAGTATTCTCCAATGGGGTAGCGAAGAGTTTCACATTCCATACGTCTCTCCTGTTGATAATAGAGTTCATAAGTATTTTCCAGATTTCATTATAAAGGTAAAAGAAAGTACAGGTGAAATTAAAACTTATGTCATTGAGGTAAAACCAAAAAAACAGACAAAACCTCCAGCAAAAAGAAAAAAGGTGACTAAATCATACATCTATGAATGTACTACTTGGGAGGTTAATAAAGCAAAGTGGAGAGCTGCTCATGAATTTTGTGCTGATAGAAAAATTGAGTTTAAAATCATCACAGAAGACGAGCTAGGTATCAAATGAACCGCATCGAATCTGCCATTAACGAAATTAAATCTGAGAGTAGTGTTGATGATAGAATGACACTAATCACCTATGCACTAAATGACACGGTAACTCCTATACCTGAAGTAGGTAACATATGTACCTTCTATTATTATGCAAAAACCCCTAATCTTAAATATGATCAACATCCATTGGTTGCTGTAACCGAATTATTCAATTGGGGATTTCGTGGTATAAATTTTCATCACCAAGAATATAGACAATATACCTGGGAAGAGTTAGGAAGTCAAGTATACATAGTACAACAAGATGAACTTGATGAATTGTTATCACTACAATATGGAAAATTTGTCCTAAATAAATAAAAAGTATTTTAATGGCATCTTTCACTCAAGGAACAGCAGAAGAAGTAAAAAGTGGTGCTGCTCAATTCAGACCAGGTGCTATTGTATCTAAGAAAGCTATGACTCCTGTTGGAGTAGAGTACCGTGAGGTGGAACAAAATATTCGTGGTAGCAAAACTAGAACTGTTAAAAAACCAGTTGGTGGAACAAAAATATATCATAGAGCAGTAACTTACGTTACTCAAAATGAAGATGGGACTGTGAGTGGAGCAG